GGTTTACTAACAGTACCATCAGGCGTTACAGGTCAAGCTCGCTTTACGCTAATGTTTTCAAGTGCAACTGCCTATACATTTACACGTACAGCTTAATTAACGCTCTAATCTAAGGAGATTAATTATGTCTATGCAAACAGATATTTACTCAATAAGTCCTACTACTAATGCTGTTTATTACAGAGCAGCAGCGGCTTCGGCTGGTTCTACAGCACTGACATTATTACAGTCAACTGCAGGACCAAATGGTGTTGGGTATAAAGTATCAATAACAACTGTAGGTAACAGCAGTGGTAGAACATTTACTATTGTTGGTCATGTCATGGGTACAGATGGAAATGTAGCTACTACAGAAGTAGTTACTGGCCCTAATTCAACTACAGTGTATTCAACTAACTACTTTAATACTATTACTAGCATTACTCCTAGTGGCGCAACTACTGGTAATCTTTCAATTGGCGTTCTAGGTACAAGTGCGGCAATTCAACGTAGCCGTATTAAAAGCATCTATTATGTTGGAACAGATACTGCAGGTTCTGTTAAGGTAAACCTTAATAACGCATCTACTGGTAAGTTATTAGTTCAGATAGATACCCCAGCAAGCGCAACAGCACAAAACAATGTGTTATTTGCAGGAGAAGGTATTTTAGTGGGTGGCAGTTCAGCACTTACAGATATTGGTATTGTTACTTTAACCAATGTAACTTTTAGTACAATTATGTGTGGATAAATCATGCCTAGCAAATCCAAAAAACAACATAACTTTATGGAAGCTATAGCTCACTCACCAGAGTTTGCTAAGAAAGCTGGAGTTCCACAATCTGTTGGTAAGGATTTTGCTAAAGCAGATAAAGGTAAGACGTTTAAAAAAGGTGGAAAACCCCCAAGCATTAACAAGCAAAAAACACATCATGGTGCTATGCAGATGCCTAATGCTAGTCTTAACAAATACATTGGGCATAAAGATGGGGGCATAACTAAAGGAACTGCAATGAATAAATCAGACATGAATGAAGATACAAGTATGGACATGGCGCAAGATAAAACTATGATTAAGAAAGCTTTTGCCCAGCATGATGCACAAGAGCATACAGGTGGAAAAGGTACTACATTAAAGCTTAAATCAGGTGGTTCAGCTTCATCTCGTGCTGACGGCATTGCTACTCAAGGTAAGACTAAAGGAAGGATTATTTAATCATGGCTAAAAAAATACAACCTTGGGAAGCAGAAGATGACATGTCATTAACACCTGCACCACCAAAGAAACCTATGCCCAAAGGCATACCGGCATTAAAACCTATGCCCAAAGGCGTACCGGCATTAAAACCTAAGAAAGAAGCTACCGTGCCTGTTGGTCAGTCAGAAGATGACATGAGTATCAACAAAAAATGTGGTGGGAAAGTTAAAAAATACGCACGTGGTGGCGGTATCGAAAAACGTGGTAAAACTAAAGGAAGGATGGTGTAATTATGGGATTTTCTGACAGAATGAGTAATATTGCTAAAAAATGGCATGAGCGTAGAGCTGAAATTAATCCAAGTTTATATCCAGAAGAACAGAAACAAAAATCTGATATGAAAAAACGTATTACAGAAGGTGAAAATGTTGGCGTTAGTCGTACAGCTGAAGTTGAAAAAAAACCTGCTAAAAAAGAATCAGCTAAATCTACACCAGTTAAAGTAACTAAAAAAGAAGTTACTGTAGAAACACCAGCATCTGATTTAGGTAACATTGGTTCAGTAGACAGAACAAACCCAGAAGTCATTGGTGCAGATATGGGCTTTACTAAACCAGCACCAGTTGAAGAGCGTTCATATAATGCACCTGCAAGACCTGCATCTGATAACTCTAGATTTAGTACATCTAACCCTATGGGCATGAAACGTGGTGGTTCAGTTAAATCTTCAGCCTCAAGCCGTGGTGATGGCATAGCTCAACGTGGTAAAACTAAAGGGCGTATGCGCTAGAATTATGGCTAAAGATGATGAAGGTCTTAAATATTTAATTAATAGTGGTAAAGTTGGTGATGTTTCATCAACTACAGCTGACGTTGGTTATAAAAAGTATTTAGGGGACAAATCAAGTATTAGTGGAAAGTTGTCTGGTCATTCTACTAAAGGTAAAGGCTGGAAAGATAAATCCATTGATAGAAAAGAAATTGGCGGTGAATATGTTGGTGATAATTTAGATGTTAATGCCAATGTTGGATTTGATAAAGAAGGCTTTTCAGATGCAAGAGTTGCTGGAAACTATAAAGCTAACAACAACCTAGATTTAAATGCTGATGTTGGAATTGATAAAGAAGGTGTTTCAGGTGCTGGGTTAGGTGCAAATTACAAAGCCAGTAAAAACTTAGATTTAAATGCAAATGCTAGATACAATAAATACGGTGATACAAGTATTAATGTAGGTGGTGAATATAAGTTTAAAAAAGGCGGTAAAGTAACAGCATCAAGCAGGGCTGATGGCATAGCTAAACGTGGAAAAACAAGGGGGCATATAAAATGAGACCAAGTAGAGGGATGGGAGCAATACTTCCATCTAAGATGCCAACTAAAAAGATTATTAAACGTAAAGATAAGCCTCAAGATGTAGCTATATACTCACAAGGCGGAGCAGTACCAAAGGAAACTAAATGAGTACAACAGGCACCAGTACGTTTAACCTTGATATTAATGATTTAATAGAGGAAAGTTTTGAGCGTTGTGGTGCTGAACTTCGTACTGGGTATGATTTTCGTACAGCCCGTAGAAGCCTTAACTTGCTTACTATTGAGTGGGCAAATAAAGGTATAAACCTATGGACAGTAGAGCAGGGTCAGATACCATTGGTTACTGGTCAAGCTATTTATCCTTTGCCAGTAGATACTATTGATTTAATGGATAGCACTATCCGTCAGAACAACGGCACAACTAATCAAATAGACATTACCATTAGTCGTATATCAGAACCAACATATATGACTATCCCAAACAAGTTAACGCAAGGCCGTCCTATCCAAGTGTGGATTAATCGCCAGTCAGGGCAATCATCTACTTCAACTGTTACTGTTGCATCAACAGTTTCAGCTACAGATACTACAATTACAGTAAGCAATGCATCAAACTTAGCAACATCTGGTTTTATTCAAATAGGTAGTGAAACAATCAGCTATCCTAATGTATCTGGCAATCAGCTAATTAATTGCGCCCGTGGACAAAACGGAACAACAGCAACTACTCATGCAGTAAGTGATGTTCTTACTATACAGAATTTACCATCAATTAATATATGGCCTACACCTAACGCACCGGGTGACCAGTATACATTCGTGTATTACCGCCTAAGACGCATTCAAGATGCAGGTACAGGGGTTTATGTCCAAGATATTCCATTTCGCTTTATACCGGCTATGGTGGCAGGATTAGCGTACTATCTAAGCATGAAACTGGTAGGTGTAGACCCAAACAGAAGCATGACACTAAAAGCAGACTATAACGAACAGTTTGATTTAGCCGCTCAAGAAGATAGAGAAAAAGCACCGTTGCGGATAGTGCCTCGTAATATGTCATACATGAGGTAAATATGGCATCTAATTTTGCATCAGCTAAACACAGCATTGCCGAATGCGATATTTGTGGACAAAGATATAAGTTAAAGCAATTAAAACCTTTAACAATTAAGACTAAGATAACTAACATATTAGCTTGTCCTGAATGCTGGAATCCTGACCAACCGCAATTGCAATTGGGTATGTATCCAGTTAACGACCCACAGGCTGTTAGAAATCCAAGACCAGATGTAAGTTACTTAGTATCAGGTCAAAGTGGATTGCAAATTGTAGATAACAATACTAATGCACAAGATGCTTTTGGTTATCCAGAAGGTGGTAGCAGAGTGTTTCAGTGGGGATGGGCGCCTGTAGGCGGTTCAAGAGATGATGGTTTAACACCGAATGCCTTGCTTGCAATCGGTTATGTAGGTACAGTAACAATTAATTAAGGAGCAATAAAATGGCTTATAAATCAAGTGCTGATGGCGTAGCAAAAAAAGGTAAAACAGATGGTAAGAACCTAGGTAACGATGGTCCTACCATAGGCATTGAAACTGGTCCTAAAGCGACTGGTAGTAAAGGCGGTAAAACTAATGCTGATATGAAAAAGCTAGGTCGTGGCTTAGCTAAAATTGCAGCACAAAACAAAGGATAATAACCATGGCTGATAATGATAATAGAAACGTAGACCCTAATACTCGTTCTGCCCAAGAAGTTGGTCCAGAAACAGAAGCAATGTCTGTAAGTATTGGTGGTAAAAAAGCTTTTGTAGAGAAAGAAGGCATTGTTACTCGTGGTAATGGATGTGCTACTAAAGGGCTAAAAGCTCGTGGGCCTATGGCATAATGAACTACGTTGAACTCAATCAGGCAATACAGAACTACAGTGAGAATACTGAAGCACTGTTTGTTGCTAACATACCTATGTTTATTAAGGAGGCTGAGTCACGTATTTATAACTCAGTACAGTT